TTTCTGCCTTGATTTGCTGTTCTATGAGCTCTAGGTATTTTGCCCTTTTAAAAATAGGGAGAGATAGTATTTCTTTCTCTCCCCACTTATAATAATAGGCTAATCTATGCACTTCATAGTAAAGCTCATCAAGGCTTGTTATTCCCCCAATAGTGCCTGTAGTGGAATACTTGATGTAAATTCCCCTCCACACTCTGAGCAAATAACTTCATGTGAGAAGCTTAGACCTGCTTTAACCTCTGTCAATTTCTTTGATACAAAGTCTCTATCTTTCTTAGTCATGGACTTGAATACATCTGGGTTGATAAAATCTAAGTCCCCTAACTTCTTAGTGATAAGNTGTAGCATCATTGTAGTTGCTTGAGCTGGGTTAGCTCTAAGAACTTGTGCTACTCTTTCCTGTACTCTTCCTGTTGGCATTACTACAGTGATTTTCTTGTGGACTTTTCCATCTCTGTCTTTATATCCATTAGGAAGTTCAAACTCAAACTCTCTTGCATCATCAGCACTTAAATATTCCACTGGGATATTAGCTAAGTCTACATTAACTTCATTCTTACCTCCACAGTGAGGACATCTATCTACATAGGTAATGTCATCTCCTAATGATACTTGAGCATTTTTAACTAGCAAGAAATCTCTGTCCACAATAGTTAAGTCTCTAATAACTTCCCTTGTTACTTTCTTTACTGAGCCAATGCTCTCAANTACACTAAAGAACAGTTCTGTTATAAGCTTTCCTCCATTGTCCCTTACTTTAGGGTCTGCAATAGCTTCTTCTGTCTCTCCAGTCATAGGTCTTAACTTAACAATTCTGTGAAGCACTCCCTCACTATCTGTATAGCCTACTGGAAGTAAAAATTCTCCTTCCCCTAATTGTTCCATAATGCTTTTAATGTTTTCTGACATAATATTTTCCTCCTTAAAATTCAACTTTGATAAATGTTGGTGTAATACCACATTATAATTATAAAACAAGCAGGGAATTTTGACAATGCCCTGCTCATTATTTTAGCTATTAATTTCTAGCCTTCTAGGTATTTGATTTGAATTACCTCTAAGCTAAGCCATAGTGATAATTCAATCGTAAAATATAAAAGCTCGGATGAGCTTGTGGAATTGGTTATCGGTTACTTCTTATCTTTCCACATCAAATAATAGTATAGCCTTTCATCCCAACAACTAAAGTCATAGGTGTTAGCCAAATTTTAATAAATTTGTAAAGCATTAATCTTGNTTTGTCCATACACTTTTTAAATATTCCTTCTTTTCTTNATNCATAGTAGCTTTTACTTGCTTAAATTCAACATTCTCTTTGCCNTATTTACTTCTATAATTAATAAGGTTACAACCTAAAACAAAATCATTTTGACAGATATTTATTAGTTTCCCATTAACATAAACTCTATATTCCATTGATTTCATGGTTATTTCTCCTTTAAAATCGTCATTTTATTAAGTATGTCCATTTTTAATTTCACAATAATTTNAAATATCCCCTCCCAAGGATATTGTATCACATTGGGAAGGGATTGCAAAGACTNCTTTAGCCCAGTACTTTCTTAAAACCTTCATGAACAACTTCGATTTTTTCTATCATTACNTTGTTACTCATAGCATCAAAGTCTCCAGTTTCATATTTAGATACCCAGCAGTTAGGTACTTGCCACTTTCTAACTANTTTTCCGTTTCTGTCCTTAAGAGCTATTTCCATGTTAGCTCTGTAAGATGGTGACTCTGCTACTCCAGTGTCTCCGTCTAAGTTAAACAACTTGATAGCCCATTTCCACATATCTGTGTCCTCGGACATTCCTCTCTCAAGAGTAATAGGGTCAAACTTAGTAAGACCGGGGATTTTGGAAACAGTGTTGTTGTCTCCACCCTCTCTATACTCAGTTACATCTGTGGACATTTTAAGACCAGACACTTTCTGGAATCCAGCCTTGGCAAATACCATGTTTCCACTGATAGTTACTTCAAACTTGAAAGCCTTATAAGGGTCATATCTATTAGTATCTGAGAACTTTAAGCCAGAGCCATGATTAACAGCTAAAGCTTCTCTGATTATATTCTTAAACATAGTCCATTTCCTCCTTTACTAGCTTCTCAGGCTTAATCTAAATATAGTGAACTCGTTAGGTCTGTTAAGAGCCAAGCCTATGTCACAGTATGTCTTTCCAGCATCTACAACATCTGGAGTATTGATTTCTCCATCACACTTAACGTAGTAAGCCTTCTCTGGAGAATCTCCCTTAAGTCCTCCATTTACCCAAATTCCATTTAGGAAGTTTTCAACATTAGTGTGAATCATGCTCCATAATGTCTCATTGTTAGGCTTGAAGTTAGTCCACTTCATGTTAGCTTCAAGAGAATCTTCTATGAAGGTTACTGTTCTTCTAGCTGGGATATATCTAAATACATTGTTAGCTGAAAGAGTTCTTGCTCCCCATGCTACAATGCCTACTCCATCAAATTTTCTCAAGCAGTTTACATTAACAGGGTTAAGTATATCTTGCTCTGGGTCTGATACATTGTGGTCAAGGTCTATGACACCGTATACTTGACAGTCAATTCCTGCTGGTGCTCTCCATACCCCATTAGTAGCATCTTGTCTAGCTATAACTCCCATAATGTGTCCAGATGGTGCTACTTTCTTTGTTGGGTTTTTGCCAACTCCAATAGGGTCTGATACTACAACATATGGGTAGTAGATAGCTCCAAAATCTCCAACTAGTGATGCAGTAGTAGTTACATAAGTAGCTACTTGTCCAGCAGTCATGTCCATAGGAGCATCTAGTATAGCAAATGTACCCTTCCTTAAGCTTGTGTAGTTTAGTAAGCCTTGATGGATATCTTGTGAAGTCATAGCTGGGATAGCAACTAAATTGAACTTAACATTGTCAAGTGCATGAAGTCCATTTCCTACAGCTTCATCTCCAAGGTAGTCTGAGTCTGATATGCCAGATATACCATCTTGTCCACCTGATAGTGCAGTTGTATCAATAGCTTTTGGAATTTCTGTTCCTAATACTGATATACTAACAAGTTTTGAAGCCTTAGCTTCTTCCTCTATAGTATCAAGTTTAGCTTTAACAAACTGCTCTGCAAGTACTCCCTTGTAGTAAACTTTAAGAGTAAAGGTATTTTCAGTTTCATCTACATCATCAATTGCTACTGATATGTTGTTACCCCAAACTCCGTCATTCTTTGCCTTAACTTGTAGTGAGTCAAGTGTTCCAGTAACATCCTTAACTAGTAAAGAAGCTATTTCAGAGCTCTTAACTCCAGCATTGTACTTAACTGTTCTTACAACGTAGCACTTAGTTCCTCCATTTTCAAAGAAGCCTTTTACTGCATATGCTAAATATGAGTTTACATCAAATCCTCCAAACTCATTAACATAATCTGTCCAGCTAGTGATTAGCACTGGCTCTCCAACTCTACCTCTAGGTGCAGTTCCTACAAATGCTCCTATATTAGTTGGGGCATTAGATATAGATTGCTGTCCATAATTAACAGCTACTTGAGTGCTAACTTTGACATTAGCTCCATCATCAGCTACGGACTCATCAAAAAATATACCGGGGTGTAATGTCTGTAACATTGATTATTCCTCCTTTCAAATTAGCTCATTCTGAGAACTATAATATTCTCTTTTGCTAAATGAATTTTAATTTCTTCACTCTTGAATTGCTCAGATGTGATTTCAGCTTTCTCCTTAGCAAGTAAGTGTATTGCTGTTCCATCATTGAGATTTATTACAAGAGGTTGTCTAAGTTTATTTAGTATTTCTACCATCTTAATTTACCTCCTTTAAGGATTTAAAATTTTTATCTAGCTAAAAGCTCTTGAGATACTGGAACAGTCTCTCTTGGAGCATTGTCTAACTCCATTTCAACTTTATAGAGGTATTGCTCATAGAACTTTCTTTGTTTGTTCTCTGGCTGTTCTCCATAAGTCCTATAGGTTGCTTCTGGGTTTTTATATGATACAAAGATTATATCGTACTCATCTCCATTTATACTAAGGAATGAGCCCCTTCTAAGCTTTGACATAATGTGCTGATTAAGCTTTACACCATCCATCTGATACTGATAGTACAGTCTAATTCCATAATACACATTGAATGGGTCTGGAGCATCTCTCTCATCTAAAGTAACTAGGTCTCCATTCTCATCATAGACTGGATTATCATAGAACTTATCATTAGTCCATCTATAGTCATTAGGGTATATTCCTTGTCTAAAGACTACTATAGTTGGATATTCTGATATTTGGAACTCTACTTCTGGGTCTATATAAATTACAGGCACTTCTTTAGGTGCTCCGTTTTCATCCTCTATCATCAGTCCAGCTAAATGTTTGAGTAGAGCTTCATCAACTTGACTAAAATCTGTAATCATAGTTGCTCACTCTCCTATCTAAATAGCTCCTCATTAAGCCTTTTTATACACAAGCTTTTAATTTTGTGTGCCATCTCTGAGTAGGTTATACTTAACACATTTCTAGGTGGTACTCCTGCTCCTCCCTCTTCTGCTATAGTGATTATGTCCTCCATTGAGCTTCCTGTTCGTTCATCAGTCTTATCTGGATTACCTTTTATGGTATATCTATGTCTGTTGTCCTCCCATTTTCTTTCAACTATTACTGAGTCGTCTTCCTGAAGCTCTCCCTTCCAATACAGAGGGTCGTTAAAGCCTTTTCTCTTCTCTGTGGAAGCTGTATTGGCTGGTGATGGGGATGAGTCTAGCACTTCTGTTAGCTTGTCTTTGACTTCAAAAGCCATTTCATTAAGGATTTCATCAGCTAATATTTTGTTAGCTTCTGTCATCTTCCCAAACATTGACCTTGCTTTTCTCCAGTCTCCTTTTAGTACTATTCCATTAGCCATTAGTAATTGTCCTCACTAGTAACTTAGTGAATATCTTGTTATCCACAAGCTGTACTTTCTGGAAGTCATCATAGATGCTGAGTCTGTATTCCTTCCCAAATCTATCTGTGTACTGGATTATGGAATTGGTGTCTATATGTGTTACCCCTTTGTCAATTAACTCCTTAGCTACTACTGTTATTTCAAAAAACTTCTCTTCCCTCTTTCCTGTAGGTTGAGCCACATCTATGCTCTGTATTTCCTTGATAGTCCCATGAAAGGCTATCTTACTATTCCAGAGGTATTTCTTGCCTTTGCTTTCCTTGTAGATGTGATTAACCACTGTTCCTTGGTCATCAAATGGAACATAGTACATTATATCCCCAAAGTAATCTCTCCAAGCTTCCATGAAGGCATTTGAGATTTCATTTATCTCAGTTTGTTTCATGTTTATCCCTCCTTATGGAAGTGTGTCTATCTCAACTTCTGAGTATCCTTTAACACCATTCAAGTCCTTAGCCACTACTAAAATGTAGTAATGTGTTTCTGGCACTAGGTCTTTTAACCTGTACTTTGTCCTACGAATGTCCATAATCTCAACTACTTTCGTAGCTCCACTATCTATCAAGTCCTCAAACTCATCATAGATAGGGGACTCGCTAACATAGATTTCGTACTTCCAGAACATTCCTCCTAGCACATCAAACTGTTGCCATTTTAGGTCTGCTGAATCACTTCTAACAGTCACAACTTCCAGTTCTACTACTGGGGTTTCCATAAGGCTATAAGTCCTGCCAGTAAAGTGTCTTGATGGTACAAGGAGCTCCCCTTGTTCTACTGGAGTATTACTAATAAACTTGTCATACTTGTCCTTGTACTCATTGTTCACAATTCGTATTAAGGACATATAGTGTTCAAATCTGTAGTCTTTTCTGAGCCCTGCTCCCTCAGCCTGTAATGGATAGAATGGAGCACTGGATGAAGCCAGTCTATAATAGATTTCCTTCTTGGCTAATAGCACTAGGAAGTATTGCTCATCTCTGGGAAGTTTAACTCTGTGTATCTTGGATTATGCTCTATAACAGCCATCTTTAGGACTGCATATAGGTCATCATCTGTGAACACATAAGCTGGGTCAGTCTCTATATTAGGGTCTTGCAAGGAGAGAGACTTCCTCAAGTAAGGTACTAATTCTTCCCTTTTGAGCATCTATCTCACCTTCTTCCTAAATAGCTTCTAATAGTCCAGCTCTCTTAAGGATTTCCTTAACATTTGCTGATACTTTGTAGGTTTCCCCTGCCTTTAATCTGTAATATTGGTCTCCAATGTAGCACTCGATAGAGTCCTTCATTTTTATATCAAACAGCTCTATCTCTTTAACATCTTCTTTTTTATTTGCTGGATTTTCAGCACATGATTTCTCATGGTTTGCTATTCCTGCTTTAGAGTATTCCTTGCCACAGTATTGACAAGCTACTTTTTCTTCTACTTTTCCCATTTCAGTTTTCCTCCTTCACTATTGAATTAAAGGAGGAGAGACTTGAACTCTCTTCCCCCTTGTCAACTACTACGCTGTTTCAATGACAACTCCTCTTGTTGGGTGAAGTAATCCAGTACCCCAGATAGCATACCAAGCAAGTCCATGCTCTCTACCGAAGTCTGTTACTCCGTTATCTCTCAATTCTACTGGTAAGCCTATAGCATAGGCATAGTAATCTTCTCCGAATAGAACTGACTGATAAACTTTTGTGCCATCNNTAGATACAAGTTCTTCTTTGTAAGCTGGGTCATCTGTTCCTACAGCTCCGTTGCACATAAGAGTNGTTTCAATGAACCTCACGTCATCAATTCTTCCAATTTCTCCNGTAAATAGCTGTTCTGGATTACCATATTTTGAAGCTTCTATCCAAGCTGGGTCATCTCTAAGAACTCTGCTTTGATGTGGGTGAACAAAGCAGATGTAGTAAGCTCCCTCAAACTTTGGTGTGTTGTTAGTAGCAAGAATTTCTACAGCATCCTTTATGGTAGCTACAGACATTCCATTTTCACTAGTGATATCTAATCTNTTTGATATCTTTGGAGCAGAAGCAGAAGCTCTACCATAAATTACATTTGGAGCAGTTAAAGCTGTGTCTCTTAACTCTACATCAAGTGTTAAAGCAACGTCTCTTGATAATAGAGTAGTAGCATCAGCCATAATGTCTGTGAATGAAGCCTTAAGAGCTAATTCTGATACAGATATAGCNTTTCCTCTTTCACCTACAGTGATGGACTTCATTGTTGAGCTTAAGCTTTGAGTCTGCATCCTAACTCCTTCTGTTAGAGCTCCACCTTTCTTAAGGTTATTGTAAGTCATCATTTGGATAGTTAGACCGGGCTGAGTTCCTAATTCAGTTTTCACNTTAGCNAACTGAACGAATCTCATTACAGGCATAGCCTTAAATTCAATTTCCTTTGAGTAAACAACTCTTACATGGTTGTCTAATTTTACAGCTTCGCCACCAGCTAAATCAGTGCCAGTTGGCTGAATTACTGTATTAATTTGTGAATCTGCTTTTGCAGTTCTAATAAACATTGANAATAGTCTGTTTTTCAACATTTTGAATTCCTCCTCCTCTTATTTTAAGCCCAGTTGCTTTCTCATCTCTGAGTACTGGCTTCTTGAATTTTTATCAAACATACTTAGTCCTGCTATGTCCATAGTATTAATTTGATTGTAAAAAGCTTGAGTGTTAGGATTAGCTGGTGGAATCTCTGTAGATGGTTTTTGTTGAGCTACAGTATNCTTAATTCTTCCTACTATCTCAGCATATCTAGCCTTAGATTTCTCTATTGCTAAATCTATTTCTTCTGGAGTTCCTCCCGTAACTAATTCTGGGATAAGCTCTCCTCCTGCTTCTGCTATCTTAGCAGTCTTGTAAGCTTCTAATTTGATGGAAGCTATTTCATTGTCCTTGTCAGACAGAGCATTTTCTAACTCTACTATCTTAACTTTAAGAGCTTTTATTTCATCACTCTCAGTTGCTTTTGAGTTCTTCTTAAGCTCTGCTATTTCAGAGTCTTTGCCTTTGATAATTTCATCCTTTTCTCCTAAGGCTATAAGAAGTTCATTAATTCTCTTTACCTTCTCTTCAACTTGAGCTTTTAGCTTATTGATTTCTGGGTAAAGCTTCTCTTTCTCCTCTTTTCTAGCTTTGCTAATAAGTTCCTCAAAGTTCACTGTGGGTGCTGGAGCTGGAGTTCCTTCTGGAGCTGGTGCTCCCTCTCCTGCTGGTGCTCCTTCATCTGCTCTTGCAGTTCTAACATTCCACATCAACATAGTCATTACATTCACTAATAAAGCCTTGATATTTTTCATAATACTTTCTCCTCACTTTCAATTATTAAATTAAATTATTTGTTCCAACCTTTTTGAACAACCTTTTTAGTTGGAAGCAACTTCCCAGCATTTCTTTGCTCTGGGTCTGTCTTTCCTGCTTTGTTCTTAATACCACATGGTATTGAACTCTTCACAGTAGAATTGCCTTGTCCATGAAATAGGTCTTTTTCCTTAGCCATGTTGGATTCCTCCTTTATTAAAATATATTGTATTATTTAGATACACATTCTCAAGTGATAATCCCTATCATAGTCAATTCTACTATAGGTCTTTAATTTACACAACCCACTTGACAAAATATTTTTAATGTTTTTATGAGCACTAGCCATTAAGAATTAGTACTCTGTTTCTTCTCTGGAGAGTTGGTTAATCCAGCATTGACTTGACTTTCATTTCCTGCCTTATTCTCTCCTATAGGTCTATTCATTAAATTTTTTGAACTTCCAGAAGGAACTAATTTTCCTGTGAGTGGGTCTTTTTCTAGTCCATAAATCTCTGGAGTAGCTTCTCTGTCCTTATCTATCTCAATAAGTCTTTGCTGTATGTCCTCCTTGCCAAGTCTCTTCATGGCTTCCTCTCTATCAGCTAGTCCCATCTTCATCTCTAATTGAAGAGTTTGAACTTCCACCAGCTTATCTTTTGGTAGGTTGTCCTCAAAGATTATCTCATTCTGATAAATGTCTTTAGCATATCGGTCTCCCTTCTTCCACTTGGATAAATCAGCATCTATAAGTCCTTCCTCTAATCCTATTTTGATTATAAGCTTATTCACTTTCTCTAAGCACTCTTTAGTAAGAGCTCTCTTCTGCTCTATTCTCTCTATAAGTGGCATCATCATTAATTGTAGAGCCACTCCAGAGGTATTACTAATAGCTAGGTCTTTTCCTAGAGCTCCTTCTGGGACTCCTCCTATTTCGTGCATAGCCATCTTAACACTAGCTATATAGTCCTTACTTGCTTGAAGGTCTGAGTCTAGGGTCAAGTTCTCTACTTTAGCATCTTTAGGTAGTCCTCCCCACACTTTGTTAGCTCCCTTCTCAAGTTGTCCTACTCTAGCTCCGTAGACTAAAGTAACTGGAGCACTGTGGTACTCAATAATTTCAGACACATCAGAGCTCTTAAGGTTAAGTTCCATATTTAGAGGTATTAAGTCCTCTAGGTCTGATATTCCAAAGTTTCTTCCTACCAGTTCTAAGTTCTTACAATGAAAGAATGGTATTACTCCATACTTATTCTTGTAAGTCTCTACTAGCTCTGTACCTCTGTAAACTTCTACTGTTTGAGCTGTCCATACTTGCTTATAAACTATAACTTTAGTCTTGCTTGGCTCATCTGCATTAAGTCTTATTGGGTACATTACTGTGAATTTTCTCATCCTGTCCTTGTCATAGCCATCATCATATTCTGGGAAGCATATATTAGGGGGTACTACTAAAATCCTCACTCTGCCCTTCTCATACTCATCATAAGGGTCATAGAAGTTTGGATTTTCAGAGCCATCCTCTAGGTACTTAGGCTCAAATGTTACTTGTACCCATACATCTCCTGTAACTGACTTAGCCTGTCCGAACTGCTGACAGAACTTGAGCTTATTGTTGTCCTTCCATACTTCATTAAGGAATGGGAGGATAGTGGTCTCTACATCTGGCTTCATCTTAATANTAAATCCTTTGCCAAGCTCAAATGTTACAAACTTGTTTACAAAGGCTCTACAGTAGTTCTTTGTTACCTCAGTCTTTCCTGTTGGTGGGAGCTCCTGCCAGTGGTAGCCCTCAAAGAAGTTCCATTTAGTCCTATAGCTTGATAGTCTAGAGGCATCTTCTGCTGATATTTTAGCTCCTAGACTTAGTAAGCTAACATTCATTAGGTCTTGAAATTGCATCTTATTGACAAAATCATAAGCCATTTATTATCTCCTCCT